AAGATTTGAATTTCCGTCAATAGGTAAAAATGGTCTTGCCTCAACATTTTTTGAGCCAAATTGATGTACTGCTGGGTATGGGTAGCCTTTTGGTGATTTAGTATTGTTAGATATGATGACTTCATCAGGCGTGGCTTGTGTTTGCCAATGGGTGCTTAGGTAGCTATTTTTATAAAGAAGTTTTCTATCATTTCTTTTTTTTGTTGGTTTTCGAGGCTTCCAAACTTCACCAAATGGACTTCGTTCACTATCAAAACTCTCTTCTATGACATTTTGGGTCATATTTCCAATGGTATTTAAGTGTCTCTCCATAGCTTGAGGGCTTAGGGTTGATTTTAAGTCGCTTAACATATCGTTTATCTTCTCTAATCCAATAACTTGTATCATCTTTTTCATCTCCTTTGTGGTATAATAAATCAAATAGATATAGTAAGTTTCAGCGGTAGAACGGCTTTCTTTATGGATAGCGGGTCGTGGGTTCGATTCCCACCGTATCTATTTTATCTTTATTAGATTTTCGACTATGTTTTTTAGTGCTTTTATTGTGTATAGTTGCCCTGAATATATAGAGTTATATATCTCTTTTTTATCTCCACCATCCACAAAAATCACTATTTTGTTTTGCTTATCATTTGTATTATAAATAAATATCAACATCCCATCATCATAGATTTCACTTGGATTGTGAATATCTTCTATGAGATTTTCTATATCTTCAATAGAGATAACAGGCTTTGGTTTTAACGCTTTAGATACATCTTCACCTTTTGCTCTTAGGTTTCTAATGTCTCCTGTGGTTGCTACTATACAATCACTTTGTGGTGGGTTTGAACTTAGCCACGATTCTAATCCTGCAATCATAGATAGGTATCCAACTCTCATCTTTTGATGTCTCTTGATGTCTGTATCTAGTGAATCATTGACAAACTTAACCCACTCCTCTTTTTGAGGTAAAAGTTTTTTCATGTCTTCTTTGTATTGTTTTTTTACAGTTTGGGCAAAATCACATAAAACGGTTCTTTGTTTTGCGTTTTCACTTTTACATATAAACGCTTTTATCTTCTCCCAATAACTTTTTTCTACTCCAAATTTTCCTGTGTCTCCAACATTGTAAGCCCAATCGGGGTCGGCTATATTTTCATGTTTTTGCTTAGAAACCTTTAGCCCTTTTGCTTCTATCTCTTCAATCGTTAGAGCTTGAGCTTTACATCTGCACCTCCAACCATTTGGTGGATAGTTTACACTCCACCAAGGGTCATTTTTTGGTAAGATGACACCATGCTTTTTATGATGCTCTTTGCGTGTTCTTTTGTCTAATAATGCCCAATATCTTAGATATTGTGCGTTTGAGTTCATTTGAGAGCTGTATCTTGCTTGAGCGTGTGAAACTCTCATATTTGTATCATAGATAGTTTTTAATCTTCTTGAGCCAACATGAATATCTTTTATCTCACCTGTTGTGGGATTTGTAACGGTAACATCACCTAACCAACCATGCTTTTTAAGCGTTGGGATTAGCTCTTTTTGCCATTGTTTAAAGCCTTTACCCTCAAGTTGAGCTGATATAAGGCTTTGGTGAATGTCACTTAGTAAATCAAGTTTTGTCACTTTAGCTACTGTAAAAGCCTTATGGTGTGCTTCGTGCATCATCTCATCATAATTAAATGTGAGTTGATGTCCTTTATCTTTAAGATATTCTACTGCTTTAAAAGGTGGCATATCAAACGAAAACCCTATTGACATACTTTACTTGCCTCTTCTAATTCATAAGTGTAATCTAAAAGATTTGAATAATTCATGATGAGGTTTTTAATGGTCTTTACATTTGACGCATTGGCATCACGAATAAGTATTGGTTTTGGTACAATAGGCACTTCACACTTTGTTACGATTGGTTCACAATCACATGGAATAGGCTTAGTGCAACTTGTAAATAGAACGATAGTCGCTAAGGATGTCATCAATATTTTTACATTCTGTTTCATTGTTATCTTCTCCTTTCATAGTTATCTCTTTGAGTTGTGCTATCTCTTTAGGTTTAGTTTCAAGAGATTTTTTATAATTGGCTATCTTGCTTTCATAGAAAATTTTGTCTTTTTGTATCTGACTTTTAAAGCTTGATTTTTAGATTCAAGTACTGCGATTTGCACTTTTTTTTCAATTAGCTTATTTCCAAGATTTTTTATAGTGTGTATCTGAATAAAGAAAATAATACTTATTAAAAGAATGACTACCCAAAATCTATACTTTACGATTGCTAAAATTGCGTTCATGTTTACCCCTTTTTGTGTATTTTGTTTCTGTTATGACTCTCATGTATATCATAATAATAGAAAAGAGAATCACATATATCTCTCTAGTATCAACGCCCCAATGCTTCTCTATCATCGAAGTGATGACCATCGAATTTGACTCTAATACTCCCAACACTCCCATCAATACTGCTACTAAAACTGTTCTACTCTTTAAAGCCCACATATCTATCCTTTCATAAAAAAATCTAAGACAATCGCACCAATGGCACTAATAAGCCCCCATGCGAGTTTATGTAAAGTACCTTCTAAACTACTTATCCGTTTTTCTAGTTCTTGTGTTTTTATCTCAGTTGAGACCAGTAGCTTTAGTGTTGCTCCTATATCCTTTAGTGTGTCTGCCATATTGCTGGTTTTCTCCTCAAGTCTTGCTAATCTTTCTTCTGTCATATATTTTAATCCTCCTCAATATATCCTTGTAGTTGGCTATTGAATAGCACCGTTGTGAACATCTCCTCTAACTTATCTAGTGCCATATCAGGATAAGCGTTATTTAGCAACTCAAACGCCTCTTCAAATGTGGTAGCACTTAGTAAAACTTTCTCTAAGGTAGCTTTAATCTCCATTTCATTTACCTTTAAANAGTCNTTAAACTTNTCACCTGTAAAAAACTTATCAAACTTGTCTATTGGCAATATCTTCTCTTTTGCGTTTGNTTGAAGTCTATGATTTGCTTGAGTGTTTCGTTTTTGAAGTTTTAAGTCAAATTCTTTGCTGATATCTTCTTCATTCATCTCATAACCCATGTCGTATAGTAGCTTTAGCGTGTTGGCTCTATTTAGTAGGTCTGTGTCTTTTTCTATAAAGATAGTCAACTCACTCTTTAACTCTAAAACTTCAAATAGCTTATTTACAAGCATTGTTGCAAACTTGACATCTTTTGCTACTATCTCAAGCCTTACACTCTCTTGCACTTTGCCTAAAGCATAAGAGGCGTGTGATGAAGCGTTTGAGCTTAAACTTTGTCCATTTATCACTTTCGCTATTTCAGCATCTGCGTACTTTACAAACGCTAAGAAGTCATCTTGTGAGCCTCGCCCTTCTAATACTTTAACTATATCACCACTTCCAAAGACTCCAAAAGAGGCACTTTTTAACTCTCTTAGAGCGTCGCTTATCTCATCTATGGTTTTTGAATCAGAACTTGAAGCATTGACTATCAACGGCGGAACGCCTAAGAACTCCGTAAACTTCATAAAATGTGACAACACGAAATGCTTAGCATAGACAATCCATAAAAGCTTAATCAGCAGTGGTTCATGTTTGATGATAAAGAACTTAGGCTCTGTTGGTTTAAACTTTTTATCTCCTGTTTTTAGAAATATCTCACCTCCCTCTTCTATAAAAATATACTCACGACTTACTTTTTCAAAAGCAAAATCACCATTGGAATCTAAAAAAAGCTCTACAATAGCAACGCCAAAGAGTTTAGCCTCAATGGACGCTGATATGATTTGCTCTATACTTTTATTATATTTATCATCAAGTGAGCTGGAGAAAAATCTATTTTCTAAACTTGAGGCTCTTGTTTCTATCTCACTAGCAACGCTACTATCTTTATCTACTATAAGAGTAAAGAGTGGATAAAGATACTCTAATGCTTTTGTGGTAAGAGCTACTTTTATCTGCCCACCTGTTAGTGTATTGTAATGTTGTATATCTGTTTTTGAATAGTTCGTTTGTGTGTTTAACTTACTATACACCTCTTTTTTGTTCATTTTTTAAGCTCCTTACTTTTTTTAAAAACACAATACCCTTTAATCTTCTTTAATTTGCCTTTAGAAGCCTTTAAAAACTTTTTCTTATACATTGGGTTGTCTTTGTGGTAAAAATCGATTTAAGCGACTTGTTTCGCTCTCTTTTAATTTTAAATTTTTATATGCCTCTTGATAACTAAAGGCTGGTTTTTTTGCTATCTTGTACGCCATCTCTAAACTGTCTAGTCCGTCATCGTGTGCAGACTTCGGATAGGTTTCTAACTCTTCTATGAAAGTGTATGAGTTTTTATCTATCAAAATCGTTTGATTATTGATAAGTGGAGAGAGTGCATCTATCCTTAATTCTTTATTTGTTGTGTTTTTAATCGGAACTATTGGCAGATACAATCCTATGGATTGAGTCCTTTGCTCTAAAATATCTTTAAAAAACTCTTGAAACTGTACGGTTTCAATGGCTATCTTTATTGGCTTTTGCTCTTTTAATAGATTTATATACAGAGCTATAATTTTATCTATCATCACAGTAGCTTTTAACTTGTACATCCTAACTGTTGCGTAAAACTTATTTGTTGTCATAGAGTAGCCTAAGGTGCAGATAGCAAAATAGTCACCATTATTTTTACCTAACGCTGGGTCGATGCCAATCGTATAACTATCACATATAGGCATACTTTCAAATGTTTCAAAAAGTGAAAAGGTTGTACCATCTTTACTTAGTGGCTCGTTTTGGAACTCACTCATAAAACTCTCTTTATCCTCAAGATACTCTTTTAAGAGTTCTAGCTTATCAAGTGCCGTATCATCTAAAATCATATCTTTTACGGCTTTTTTGGATATATCTCTTTTATCTAGCTCATCAATATTTGAGGGGAATGCGAGAACAAGTGGGAATCTATAATTTATAAAATCTTCTCTTTGTTGCAATCTTGCCAAAAGCCCATCATGATGTAGTTTTGTACCTACCACGATAATATTATAATCAGTGCTTTGCCTTGAGGGTAGCTTCATAATCGCTTTAATAAACCATTTATAGAGCTTATCTCTTTGATTTTTACTCTCTACATTTTCATCATTTTCAGTATCATCACAAACGATAAGGTCTGGACGAAAACCTAACCAATTCGCACCTCTGATTTTCTTACCAGCTCCGTAAACCTTTAAGCGTATTTTTATTTCACTACTTGAGAATATTATCTCTTCGCTACTCCAAACGACACCTTGAGCAATCTCAAAATCACTGATAAGTCGCTGATTGTCTTCTAGTTCTGTTTTTATAAATTCTAGTGTCTCTTTTGAAACATCAAGCGTTGAACTTATGATAACTGCGTGTCTCTTTTTTTTTCTTATAGCTGTCAACCAAAGCGTTAAGAGTCTTGTAATGAGAGTTGTCTTTGCTGCTCCACGGTATGATTCAAAAGAGCTTTTTTTATTTTTAAGAATCTTGTCTATATCTTTATAGACCGTTTTTCTAAAAATTGAAGTCTCTATCTCGCTTACATGATGAGGAAAGTATGTCATTACTGCATATCTAAAATCAACTTTTGCTCGTTTAATTCTCTGGGGTCGCTCTTTGTCTGAAAGTATAGACAACCCTTTAAGATGTGTTTTTAACTCCTCTTTGGTCATTTTTTAAGTACCATTTCCACGATGTTATCAGCATTTGAGCTTAAAAACTCGATAACGCTTTTATTGTTTTCTCTTAGGGATAAATCGCTGATACTTAGGATTGTCTTATTTATGGCATTTAGCATTAACTCTCTACAATCGCTCTTTGATGGTGATTTTAGCTTATAGTAAGTAGTAGAATATTTAGCAAGAAGCTCTAAGCTCTCGCTTGGTTCAAGCTCTTTTAATCTTTCAAAATCAAGCTCAAAACCTTTAATGAGCGTGGTTATAAACTCTTTCTCACTCATCTTTGTACCACTATTGTCACGAGCATGAGATAAAGCTAACTCATCCCAATCAACGCCAAATTCTAACTCTTTTTTGCGTCGCTGATAAACTGCTTGAGGTGAGACTTTGCACATCACGCTTATCTCTTTTACTGATTTGCCCTCAATATATAGTGCTTTCATTCTTTCGTGCATGAGTGGTTGTTTGTTTTTTGCTAATCCCATAGATAATCTCCTTTCATTATTTTTTCTATATTCTTACTTAAAGTGTATTTTAAGATAAAAAAAAGTTCATTTTTTCTACATCTATATATATGGACGAAAAGTGTTTTTTTTCTTTGTAAACTTGCACTATATGAATATAAAGCAGGAGGTTTAGTGGGTGTAAAGAGTACTTTATTATTAGAACTTAACTTTAAAGAGAATGAAAAAGTAAAGGTTTCACCGATTGGTGGAGTTGCTGGGCTTGATGGTAGAGGGTACTTTATAGATAAAGCTATCGTTGAGTATCAAAAAAACAATAAGCTAGATATTCCACTTGATATAAATCACTCCTTTGGTGAAGCTGTGGGTTGGTTTAGTTGGGAGAGTTTTGAAGCTAGAGAAGATGGCATTTATGCGTCACTTGAACTAAATCAAAAAGGGAAAGAACTAATAGAGTCTAAGGCTTGGAAATATTTAAGTCCTGTGTATGATATGAGTTCTTATAAAGATGTGAAAGGTATTGATAGTATTGCTTTGGTGAATAGACCAAACTTACTAAATAATCCATTGAATAATAAACAAGAGGGAGAAGAATCAAAGATGAATGAAGAAGAGAAGAAAGCTTTTAAGGCTTTAGAAGATAAAAACGCTGAACTAGAGCTGAAGATAAAAGAGTTTACAGATGAAAAAGAGGCTAATAGTAAGGCATTAGCTAATGATAAGT